GCTGTATTTTCTGCCGCTTCTCTTCGGTCTTGAGTTGCGAACTCTGGCAATAAGTCAGCATGAGCGGTTCCATACACGGCACGCTTATAAACGGATGCTTTCAGCGTATCGAGTGCAGGTGCTTCACCATCAATCAACAATTCATCCAGTTCACCCTGCACGTACAAGCTAGCGGCTTGAAGTGCAGTAATAATTGAGCTTTCATCGAACAGTGAAGGAATACGTCTCATCTGGCGAAACTCACTGGTTTTCAGCACAGGCCAGCCACCGGACTCGATGTCTGTATTTGCATTTTCTTCGACGTATCCACCAAAGCTCATCGCTATTCCTATTGCTCTCTGTTTAAGAAAAAGTGCGCTCTAGCCACTGGGTCGACGGTTTACAATGAACCTTTGCGGTTATTGCAACCTCGCCAGCCGAGCGCGGTGGCGTAGGAGTCTTTGAGTTACAGATTTTTGCCTTCTTGTAAGGCGTTAATCCGACTCTTAATTTTTTTAATGTGCGTTTTCACCTGGGCTTTTTCGCTTTTGTCGTCAGCGTGCTCAAGCAGTACTAAAGCTTTTTGCAGTGTTTCAACGCAGCCCACCGAAGAAGCGAGTGGGTGACCTTCTTCATTTCGAATCAGGTGCAGACCAGCAAACTTGAACCATTTGGCATGAACCTCTTCATGCAAACGCCACTCTTTTTCGACCTTCTCGAATACCTGGCTAAAGTACGGCTCTACACTGCGACCTTCTACAGACTCTTTCTCTGCCCACTGCAGAACAAAATCAGCACAGACAGTTCCCCAGTCTTTTCGACGCCAGCCCTCAGGAAGAGGCAAGCCCAAATCGATAGCTTTGAAACACCAGTCGATTGCCAATTCAAGTTCTTGGATATCGAACAACCACACGATCATGTCGCTGAAAATAGGGTTCGAATAAACGTCACCATCTTCTAGGTATTTTTCGATATACGGCTTGTACTTAGGCACTAATACAGAGCGTTTATGTTCCACTCGATCAGCAATGGCGTTAAAACCTTTTAAGTACTTGCGGTCTTCTTCGAACTCGATGAGCTTTAAATGAAGGCTATCGGTGTTTACCACTTCAACATTCATTGGCTCTTGTTCGGCTTTCATATGCGCCAACTTATGGCGCATTGCTGGGGATAAGTTCATAGCTATCGATTACCTTCCGTTAGGCAGCAGGTTTAGGCGCGATATGGACTTTCGCTGGGTTATAAGCAGCAAAGGCTTCCAGAACACCCACGGCATAACCTTCCATACGCCAGTAAGCGTTTTCAAACTGCTTGCGGTCTTCTTCATGCTTCGCTTTTCGCTGGGTAGTACCATGCTGCGTCAGCACTTGCAGGTTGGTAGGAATAGTCACAACCATCGCATTATCTGGAATGAACGGCGGCACATAAGCAGGACGGCCAGCGATAGACTTATCCAGTTTTTGTGCAGCGATTTGCTCTGTTGGCGTGTCGGCTTTGCTGTACGTTTTGTACTGCGCCGCACCAACTAGACCTGAACCAACATAAACAGTTAGGCGTGGGTCATTGCGGAATGCTGGGTGAATCTGGTTGTTGATGATGTCCGATGCCATCGCATCAAGCGTTTTGTAATCGCCAGCGTCATCAAAATAGACATCTTCATCAACGATTTGTGATGGCTTTTTCTCTAACACGTACTGATACCAACCTACGTTGACATCCTGACCAAGTGGGTTGGTCGTTGGGTTAGTTGTTGCAGCAGCATACACACCATTCCAACCAACACGAATGATATCGAGTGCGAACATCTGGTTAGAGAATTCAGTCAGCAGTTTCATGAACTTGCCACGACCGCCTTGGTTAGCCCACTGACAAAGCATTGCCCAAGTAATTGCAGCACATGAGTCTGTTTCAACTAGCTTGTATTTATGACCGCCAACACCAAGTTGTTTAGTGAAACGACCATCAGCTTTACGACCGGTATACAGACCGCTAACGCCAACATCGACCACTTGACCTTCGATTTGGTCAACGGTTGTTACCGTGATCATTTTTAGAAACTCTGCCGATTCGACGATAGCCGCACGCAGCTTAGTTTCTAACTGAGGTGATACATTGAACAATTGAGCCACATTGGTGACACCATAACTCTGCGCTAACTTCTGCGCGAAATGGTCCATGTTGTCACGGGCTGATTGAGTAAGAATCTGCGACATTACGCGATCTCTCCTAATTTAGTTAATTCAGTTAGCCAAGTTCTGCGGTTTAAACGGGGCTGTAATCGTCACCGTTACCAGCGTCATTAGGCTCTTGACCTGGTACTTCTTTCGAAAGTTGGTTGAACTTAGTTTCTAAGCCGTCTACTTTTTCCAACAATGGTTTTAGCTGCGCTTCCAAAGTGGTAGAAAACTGCTCTACCGTTGCACCTGCATTCTGTTTATCAGGCGTTTCTGGTGTTTCGCTTTGCTCTGGAGTTGCTTGCAAGTTGAACTCTTCTTTCAGTTCTTTTTTGAACTCGCCTTTGAACGCAGAAAACTGCTCTTTCAGTGCTGCTTTTAGTTGCTCTTCGGTCACTTCGGTGTCCTCTACTTTTGATGGAGTTTCTGGCTCTTCATCGCCAGAAGAGAAAAATTCATTGAATGCCGCAAAAAAGCGGTCTTTCTTGGTGAAACAGGCTGAGAAGTCGATTTCTTCAAGAGCACTGCATTCAAGTTCGGTGGTTTCGCCTTGCTTACGAGAGAATTGAAGGAGCGATGTACCTGTGGAG